GCGCCTCGTCTCCCAGACGAGCCTCGGTCTCCTCATGGCGACCTGCGCGTCCCGCTTCCTCCATCTCCGCAATGCGTCGAGCCTGTTCCCGGCTCGCTTCCTGGGAACCGATGGAAGCCTCGTGGCGGGACTGGATGCCAGCCTGCTCCGTCTCGAATCTCGTCTGCTCCGCCTTCATCCTCTCCCGGTGTAGCGCGGTCGCTTCTCGCCTCGCCTGCATCCGCTCCATGCGATCCGCGAAGCGGCGAGCCGAGAGAGCCACGGCCGCCATCCCGACGTTGCTCGCGGGCTGGGAGAGTTTCCCGAAGAGGGGACCGAAGTTGACGAGGCCAGCCATGCTAGTAGTTAGGCCCGCCGAAGTAGGGATCGTAGTGGGGACTCGTCATGCGATTGCGTCCAAACGCGACCCCGGGAGAGGTCGCAGTCGAAGCCTGGGAGGTAGCGGGTACTCCACCTCCGCCCTTCATGCCGCCAATCCCACCAAGGATTCCGGTGGTGAGATCCGTCGCCGTCGAGACGGCGTGAGCGGCGCCTTGCTGCATCATCTCGAACTTCCTCATCTGCGACATGTACCGAAGCGTCTGGAGGTCGATCAAGTTCTGGAGAACGTCCTTCTGGATCGCCGCCCCGCGAGTCGCGCGACCCGTCTCGGCCCCGCGCTTGGCTTCCGCCGTGGCGCCCGCGAGCCCGAAGCGAGCCTTCGTCTCCATCTCGGTCGAGTACCCAGCCCCCAACCGTCCAGCCCCCGCCCTCTCACGAGAGCGGCGGATCGCGTCCTCGTACCCGCTACGGAGACTTTCGACCTGCCCCGTGAACGCCCTCGTCTCCTCGGCAGGGCCCGTGAGTTCCCTCACGTTGGCGAGGCCGGGGTAGGCGAGGACAAGACGGCGCATTTGCCCGATCTTGGGGGAGGGGGCGCCCCTTCCCGACAACGCCGACATGAAGGAAACCGTATTAGTTCTCCTGGGCTAGTGGCCCGATTCTAACTCACAGGCTCCGTCCGAACACCATGTAGGTATCCAGCAAGCCAAAGTCGCGACTGTATTGCTGGTTGTGGAGATCCTTTGCCGCGTTCTTGATCGCGTTGTTCACGGCGAGAGTCCCGAGCGTTGTGTCTACACGAACCGACCCGCTCGCGCTCTCCGAGTAGGAGGAGGTCGAGTCGAACACGATGTCGATGTCCTCGGTGCTTCCCGTCACACCAGAGAACCCCGTCACGCGAACGCAGAGAATCGCCGTCATGCGTATCTCCTAGTAGGCCGTGAGTTCCGCCCACCTCGTTGTCACGCCAAGAGCCCAAGTCATCGCGGCGGGCCACGCCGTCGCGCCGTTCTTCACAACCCATCCCTCGTTCTGAGCGAGGATGATCGGGTGGAGCGTCTTCTCGGCTGCGTCGAGCAAATCCTCGCGGTCGAAGAGTTGGAGCCGATGCGAGGTCGTGATCGCCCCGGTCCCAATGCCGATGGTGAAGTTCCCGATCGCCTGCGCGTCAAGCGTCTTCGTGCCGGCCCCGAGAGCGGCGGTGGTGGCGATGCGGAACTCGCCGAGGAGGGTCGTCCCCATGTTCGTCCGGAGCTTCTGGTTGTTCCCGGTGAGCGTCGCGGTAGCACCACCCGTACCCGCCACCGTGAAGGAGCGAGCGACCGTGAGATCAAGCGTGACGAGCCCAGCCGCCGTCGCCGCGACATTGGCCCCGCCGCTCACGGAGACGCCCATCACCGCAGCGAGACGGGTCGCGTCCGTCCACCTGAACTGCGCGAGTTCCCCGTTCGCGGCAAGAGCGGCCCCGATGGTCCCTGTCGCCATCGCGAGGCCGTAGATACCGAGGGAGCCGTAGTCGATCGGACGCACCGTCACGCGAAGCGCGCGGAACGTCGTCCCGTCAACCTCGGCGACCGTGCCGCCGTTGCCTTGGATCTGGATGGCGATAGCTAGGCCCTCCTCAAATAGGACGCGAGGAGCCTCGCGTCAGGGATGTCCATGTGGATCGTCAACTTCGACCAACCGTACTCGATCGAACGAGCAATCTCCTGGTCGATCGCCGTAGCAAGGGCCTCGGCATCGAATCTCTCAAGCCTCGGTCCGTCTGGAGCGTCGGGAAGACACCCGTAGGTCTGAATCAGCTGAGCGATGCGGCGCTTTCCGGCTTCCTGGCTCACGACCACCTCCAAGCGACGCGCCACGCACCATAGATTCGCGTGCCCTGTCCTCCCGAGGAAGGGTTCATCGCTCCCTGGACCGATCCAGAGATACGCACGTCCGGGTTCATGCCACGAGGAGTCAGGGGCTCGTTTGTCTCGCTCGAGTTGAAGACGTAGATCGTGAACCCGTCTCCCGCCACGATGTTGCCCGCGTAGACCTTCAGCGTCTCAACCATGTGTTCGTCGGCCGAGTGGTCCGCGGTCGCGAGGGGTTGCATCCACGCCTGCACGATGGACTCGGCGGCGATGGAGCCCTGCCCAGTCACGTCAACGAAGGCGTCCGAGGCCCCCGGGAAGGCGCCGAAGTCAACGGTCGTCGAGCCGACGTTGCCGCCGCCGCCCCCACCTGAAGGCGTCGCCCACTTGAGGCCCGTAGCCTGCGCCGCGTCCGCCGTGAGAACCTGACCGTCTGAGCCGACGGGAAGCCGCACGTTGTCGGACCCGTCGCTTGCGATCACATCGCCCTTCGTCGTGGTCGGGGAGAGGGCATCGAACGCGGCGGTCTGCGTCGTTTGCCCGGTTCCCCCCTCCCCGATGTCCCAAGGAAGCCCCGTGATGTCGCCCGGCCCGTGCGTGTGGCCCGGGACGGAGGCGACATTCGCCTTCGCCTGCCCTGGCGTTGCGAGATCCCAGGCCACCGTCGCCGTGTCGGTGACGAGGCGCTCGGCGGAGAGTCCCGCGTGGAGAGCTCCAACGAGGTACTCGGCAGCCGTGGGAGCCCCGCCACCTCCACCTCCGGCCGCCGGCTCGAAGGTCCCGGTCGCGGCGTTGAAGGTCAGCACCTCCGTATCGGCCGCCCCCGTCGGGTCGATGGCGACTCCCCGAATGCTTTTCACTTGGGGAGCCTGCGCCGTCCCCGAGAGGTCTCCCCGCAACTTCACCCTCCCGGGCTTGTCGGGAGTCGCAAGCGAGGTCGCCGCATCCCTCACCCCCTTCGCGTCGAAGAGGTTGGAGATGTCGATGGGGTCCTCGCCTCCCGGGGAGGCGGGAACCATGTGGCGATTGCCATGATTGAGGATGAGCGTCTGGAGGGAGGCGATCTCCTCCTTCGTAGGGGTTCTCCTGAAGTCCTCGAAGTGGAGGCGAAGCGCCCGAGAGATCCCCTCCGCGATCGTGCCCGCGTCGAAGTTCCCGTTCTTGTCGGTGAGGTCTTCGGGCTTGATCCCGGGGAAGGGCGGTCGCGCTGTAGGCTGGACCATCTAGGGCCTCGGCTCGACGAGGGCGAAGCGCGGGATGATGGCGCGGATTGAGAAAGCGCCGTGGATCGCGCGCACGCGGAACTGGAAGTAGACGCCGTGCTGGAGCCTGTGACCAACCAATAACTGCCACGGTTTACTCGTGTTCGCGGGCGTCGTCACCTGTGGGGCCGCCGCGAGGATCTGGAAAGAGTTAGCCGAGTCCACGTCGCACTCGACCGTCGTGTCGCCCGAGATCCCCCCCGGGGTCGAGTGGACCATCGCGTAGTCCATCTCCTTCGCCATCGTCTCTGCGCCGAGCGCGGAGACGCCCCACGTCAACTGCTTCTCGTAGGAGCCGATGAGGTAGATGTCCCCGCCAACTCCAGCCGAGCCGTCGTACTCGATCGTCGTCCCCGAGGCACGCCACACCACGATCGGGAGGAAAGAGGTGACCCCTGCGGTGACCCGTTGGATGAGGCCCGCTGCGCCCCGGAGTCCATCCCCCACGGTGGGGAAGGAGCCCCCCGTGACCGTGACCGCGTTCTGAGCCTGAGTGACAGGCGTGGTTGAGGCGGACCAAGTGAGGGCCGAGGTGGGGTCGAAGGCCCCGTTGCCGGCGATCGTCCCCGTCTCGAGCGCGACGACACTCCCCATCGCCGTCATTCCAAGCAGCCGGAACTTGCCGTCGATCCCGACGCCGAGTCCCGCCGATTCGATGGGCCAGCCCGTAGAGACGGTGATCCCTCTAGCGACGAGGACCGAGCGCCCCCCAAGAGAGAGCATCTGCCCCTCGGAGGCGTCCATGCGGACGACGGTGTTCGCGTAGGTGGAGGAGGCGCCGCGAGCGAAGAGGAGCCAGACCGTCTGCCCCGGGTCGTAGACGGCCACCGTCTCGGAGGCGTCTCCCGTGAGGCCGAAGGAGCCTTCGATGCGGAGGCCCGCGTAGACCTGACGGTTGCCCGTGAAGGCGTAGATCCCCTTCCTCGTCGCGTAGGCAAGCAGCGAGTCGGCGCCCGCAATCGCCATCGGCCCCGCCGCCCCATAGGGCTCCTCCAGCGGGGCGAGAGAAAGCGAGGAGTCGTCCCCGAAGGTCCCGATCTGAGCCGAGTCCTCCTTGAAGACGAGAAGGCGCCCTCCCCAAGCCCACAGCGCCGTCACGTCCCCGCCGAGGGGGGAGCCGACTCCCTGCCTCTTCGTCGCGGGGACGGATCCCGGTTGGAAAGCGTTGCTCCAGGCGACCAAGCCGGGGCCCTCGTCGATCAGTCCCCCGTAGGCGACGCGGGACTCGGTAGCGGCGAGAGTTCGACAGTTCGGCGCCTGCGCGTTCTCGAGCGAGAGGGCCTGACGCCCCGCCAGCGAAGCGTTGCTACGAAGGAGCCTCACCTCGCCGCTCGTCCCGTCCTTCACCTCTTCGTCGAGGAAGAAGGTCCCGCCACCCGGGGTCGTGCGGTAGACGCGGCGCTCGAAGGGGCGCTCGGCGGAGACCGGGAGAGCCCCCACGATCAGCTCCGTGATGGCGTAAGCGTCCTCCTGCCCCGTCGTGGCCTGCGTCTCGATCGTCTCGATAGGAGAGGGGTTGCTCTCCTGCGCGAAGACGGGATCGAAGAAGGTGGTGACGACTTGGATGTCGCCCGCGATGTGGGGAGGGCCGTTCTGGGAGAGGAGATCGGCGTGGGGCATAGGCTCGGCGCGGTTGTCGGGCTGGTACTTCAAGTCCTGCCCGCCGGTCGTTGCCTCGCGGAAGTGAAGTGAGTTCTTCACGCGGTAGCCGCGGCCCTCGTCGTTCCCGAAGACGACGCGCGGGCGCATGTCGCCCGGACCCGTCAGGATCGCGTTGTCCTGGTCCACGTTGTTGTCGAGCGGCGCAATCGGCGGATTCTGCGGCGATCCGGCGAAGGTGACGTTCGTGCCGCCCCTTCGGATGGAGGAGACGCGGATTTCCTTGAGTTTGCCGACGAAGCCTCCGGGCTTGCTTCGAGAGAGAAGGTAGGAGCCGCCGCCGATCTCGAGCGCCCCGTCGAACTCGGGGAGAGCCGGGGAGTCGTCCGCTCCCAGCGTCCCGTTCACCGTCACCAGCGTTGCCTGAATCGCCTGGCTCGCCCCGGCGCCTTGAGCGATCCAGATGTTCGAGGTCGCTGCCCCCGTCGTCACTCCAGACCCGAAGCGGTAGACGACGAGACCGTAGACCCACTCGTTCGCCTGGAAGAGTTGCGTGGAGTGGGAGAAGGACCGAACCGCCCGATCCTTCGAGTCGAAGAAGGCGAAGAGGATCCTCCAGTCCACCGTCCCCGTCGGGTCGAGCCAGACCGAGAAGTTTCCCTCGTCGGTCTCGTTCGCGCGTCGCAGCACGAGCGGCATCCGCTCGCGAGGGGCGTTCGTGTCGATCTTGAACCAGCCGTCCACCATGATCGCGACGCCGCTGTTCGCAGCCCCGCTCGGCTTCTTCCCGAATGCGACGAGAGGAAGTTTGAACTCAGCGGCAGTAGTGGCGTCGTCTGGGAAGATCCCCTCGGGTGGATTGGAGACCGCGTAGGAGATCCAGTTGATCCCGTAGAAGCGAAGCGAGCCTCCGGTCGATGCTCCGGTGCCAACCGTGTTGAAGAGAGTGTTGTCAGGGATCTCCGTGTCGAACCACGGCGAGCGGGAAAGCGAGAGTGCGGGCTTGTTGAGCGGGGGAAAGATCCCCGCTCGTCCGGCCGTGGTTCCGTTCCACCTCTCGGGAGGCCCCACGCTCGTCGTGTAGACGGCGGTGTCGAAGATCGTCGCTTCCGAGGGCCGAGGGGTTCGCTTCGAGGGACCGATGCGCGGGGAGACCTCGAGGAGCGGGGGGCTCGTCACCTCGGCCAGCGTGTCGGGGTCCGCAACAGTCTCCGCGAGGGCGAACTCTTCTCCGAGACCGCAGTCCACGAACCGGGATGCCCCGCTGTTCGTAAGCGTGGTCGGGGGAACGAAATCCCCCGCGCTCGGGGCGGAGGTCGTGAGCTTCACCTTCTCGATCAGGCCGCCGAAGGTCTCCGTCCCCCGGCCCGTGGTCGAGCGCCGGCCGATGCGGAACGTCGAGTGAGCGCCGGGGAAGACCATCGCCCCGCCGTCGTTCCCGACTTCCTGGCCGTCCTGCCACATGCGGATCGTGCCGGTCCAGTCCCCTCCCCACTTGAGGTGGATCCTCCTCCCTCGAGGAAGGGTCTTCGACCCGGCGATGGCCGTCACCCCATCGGCCATGTCCATCCGGCCGTTCAGGATCCCAAAGCGGGCGCCAGCGATAGTGAGGAGAGGGCGTAGCCCGTCGATCAGGTCGAGGATGACGTGGGCCTCGATGGAGAAGGTGGTCGAGTTGACGACGCCCGTGACAATCACTCCGTCCTGGGGGTGACGGAAGTGCATGTAGCGGATACCGTCCACGAGGCGTCGTCGATCGTCGAACTCGGCGGCCCCGAAGCCCCCGAAGGCGAGCCACGCCGACCGTTCCGTCGAGGGGGAGCGGAAGAAGCGCATCCCCGTCCCGGGGTTGTCGCGGTCCTCCCGAACGAAGCCGATCGCCCACTTCGGCTGCGCCGCATCGGGGGAGGCGAACACGCGAGCGCCGGGGGCCGTCCCGACGAACCAGCGCACGGGAAGCGCCGTCTTCTCCCAGCCCGTGACTTCCGTGAGGGAGGAGGTCGTCGTAGAGGGCGGAGCGGAGCCGAAGTCGAGATCAAGCGTCTGCGGCCGTGCGTAGCCGAGAAGGTGAGGAACCGCCCACCGAAGGCTCGTCCCGGTTCTCCCGGTCCACGCGGTAGCAAGCGTGGCGGTCGCGGCGGCAACGACCGAGGTGACGCCGAGCCCGACGGGAGTCTCGCTCCTCGTCTGCTCCCCCGACTTCGTGAAGGTCTGCTCCAGCCGAACGAGGAGTCCCTGCCCCGCCGCTAGGAGGTTTTGCCAGTTCGTCTGCGCCGTGACCGTAGCCGAGCCGTTAACGAACGAAGCCACGCGAGGACGCCCCGGCTCCTCCCACTCTTCTTCCTTCCACGCCCGGCCGTACTGCGCGAGTTGCGCGGTTGTCGGGGCGCGGGTGTAGATGCGGACGGTATCGACGAGGACAGGGAGCGGCGAAGCAACGTCAGCGTCCTTCGTGTTAGTCGCGAAGCCGGCCCCCACCCGAAGGTAGTCAGGAGCGACGCCCGCAACGCCTCCCGTAGTGTTCGCGACTGAGCCATCCGATGCTCCATCCAGGAAAACCGCGAGGGTCCCAGCGCGGATCTTCCTCAAGCCTACGACGTGGCGCTCCCCGGTCGTGACCGTGGTGGCGCCCGTCGCCGTGATGGTAGTGGCCCCGTTCACGATGGAGACCCGCAGGACGGGGCCAGCGACAAGTTCGATTCTTACCCGGAGCGACCCGCCAGCAGGCGGCGATCCGAAGTTCGCCTTGATCCCTTCCATCAGAATCCCGAGTCTCGTCTCAAGCAGCGTGAACCCGACCTCGAAGCCGACATCCGTGTCGGTCGCCGCTGGACCCCCCACGTTCCAGTTCGCCTGCCACTCGGTAGCGAACTCGCGCGAGGTGAGGTCGGCCTGGAGGAAGGACCACAGGCCATCGCAAGCGAGCGCGACCCCCGTCTCGCCCGATTCGCCCTCGGGGGAAGAGGAGTCCACCACGACGCCCCCCGTAGGACCGAAGACGGCGGGGAGGTGCGGGCGCTTGGCGTCCCGGCAGAACCGCTCCCCCGCCTCGTCCATGCGGATCAGGGAAACGAGGTTCGCGGCGTTGACGTGCTGGTTGTTGTCCGTCCCTTCCTGAACGTCGGCGTGGAGTTTCCTCCCCGCCCACTTCGCAATCTCGGTCGCCCCGACGTTCGTGTTGAACGCGCGGAACTCCTCGATGGCGAAGTTGAAGGCATGATCGACGGTGTTCCCCCCCTCCGTCGTCGGGCAGATCCCGAGGATGAAGGCGTCGCTCGGCGGAAGGATGTCCCCCGCGATCGTCCCAATCTGCGACCCGTCCATGTAGACGCGGACCAGGTTCGCCGTGTCGTCCGAGACGATGGAGACCCACCGCTTCTGATGGGGCTCGCCCCCGCTGCTCGTGACGCTGGAGACCCCCGGCACGCGGACGGTGACATCCCCGTTGATCGTCCCGAGGACGTGGATCGTCCCGTTGCCGGTCGTGCGAGGCCCCCACTTCGCCAGACCCGCGAGAACCGTCGTTCCCCCCGACCCCAGCACGAGGTTCTCCATCTCGGGGCGGTAGCCGAACTCGATCGTCCAGTTGCGGGGAAGCGCCGCGCTGATGAGTTTCGAGAGGGTCGGGACGAGGAGGTAGGGACCGAGGCGGGAAACCCCGTCGTACTCCTTCCCGAATCGAAGCGCGAGCCGAGGCGCCGCCGTCCGGGTGAGAACCTTGTAGCCCTTCGCCGTGTCGCCCGAACCCTTGGCGACGACGGTGTGTTGCGTACCCGCGAGCTCGAAGGGGCTGATCTCGGTCGGGGCGACGCGATCGTGGAGTCCCCCGTGGGGACGAAGGGCGAAGGCTTCCGCCGGATGCGGCATCTCACCCCTTGGCCCGCCTCACGGCACCCTTGGCCCTGTAGTGGGATGCCATCCCCTTCGCGCGGGACTCGCGGGCCTTCTTGTAGGCGATGGCCGAAGCGACCTCGCGTGCCTTGGAAGCCGACTTCACGGGGACGTTCCCGATCTTCCCCTTGCGCCTCGCGCTGCGGACCAACTCGCGGACATTGGAGGAGATCGTCGCCTTGGAGGAACCGGAAGCGAGCGGCATCCATTCACCTCAATCGAAAAAGGGGCGCACCCACCATGCCCCGCTCGCCCCCCGAAGGCTGTTCGAGGGGGTCCGCGAAAGCCGAGATCGTCGTGCGCCCCGCCATGTGCCTACCAAAAAGTTTCATCTCCTCGTGTGTCAAGGATTTCGAAGCGAAGCCCATCCACCCGCTTGTCGATCGCTCGCCTGAACCGATCCTCCGCCTGATCCAACTCCGGCTTCACGGCCTGCGCGCCTCGAGGGTTGTTCTCGGCGGAGAAGGCCGAGTAGAGAGCCTTGACCGCGATGAAGGAGTGCGTGTCCTCGGGCCACGGAGGGACGACGGCGAGCGTGTCCCCGTTCGCCGTCCCCGTGAACCCCGAATCCAGCGTGAGGACCGCCCCCGCCTGGGAGATGACGTTCCTGCGCTGCCCGATTCCTGTCCCGCTCGTCACCTCGACCGAGACCCCTGCGAGAGCGTCCGTCCTGACGACGACGTTCTCGTTCAGCGTGGAGGCGGTGTCGGGGATCTTCTCGATCGTCGGGGTCGTGCTGGTGGGACCCGCTCCACCCACCGCGAAGCGGGCGCGGAAGAGAGGCTGCGCGCTTCGCTGATACTCGATCTCGGTGCGCGTAACGTCGCCCGCGTTGACCCATCCCCCCTTGAGCGAGAGTTGGCGCCCGACGATGCGATAGCGAGGCTGGTCGGAGCGAGCGTCCGAAACGTCCTCCACGGGCCGCACGGGGCGAGCATGAACGAAGGCCCCCGTCCCCTTCACGAACCGCACGTCGAGGATCGCCGCGATGTCGTCGGGGAGGAAGGGAAGCGTGGTGGGGATCGTCCCCGCCACCGTGAAGGTGCGAAGGAGGTAGGTCGAGTCCCCCGACCTGGCGATGGTCGCCGCGTAGTCGTTGGCGTCGTTCAAGAGCCGCATCCAGTCGATCGGCTGGAATGCGCGGCTCTCGAAGTCGCGCGAGCGAATCTGGCAATCGCGCAGCAGGTCGGCCGCGTTCACTCGGTAACGAGCCTCCAGCGTCCAGGGGAGACCTCGGCCCACACCGCCTTGCCGTCTTCCGTGCGCTTGATGCGAAGGGGCGGGCGCTTCACGTTCCTCCCGCCGCCAGCGATCGTGCGGTTGTAGAGGCAGTAGGGCTTCTCCCCCTTGAAGTAGTAGGTCATGTCGTCGATCTCCCTCTCGTCCCTGCGCTTCTCCTCCTCCAGCTCGTGACGCTTGCCCTTCACGAGCGCCCTGTGGAAGTTGCCGGACTCCTTCCAGTTGCGGATGAACTCCAGGTTCTCCCTCGTGGGAGCGCCCTGGACGAGTTTGACAGGTCCGTCCATGTCTACCTCGGGAAGAGAACCTTCCCCGGCGCCACGCAGAGCGAGGTCACCCACACCCAATCGAAGAAGCCGGGGGGCATCTCGCCGACCAAATCGAACTCCGAACTGGAGCCGGAAACGACGTGAGGATTCTTCATGGCCCGCGGGTGCGAGACGGTTCCATCGCTTCCCGCGAAGGACACGATGTTGAACTCCTGCTCGAACCTCAGCATCCGCTTGTGGACCGGGTTGAAGAGCGGGTAGATCAGCATGGAGGCGATCTGCTGGATGGTCGGGAGTGCGAGATTCGCGAAGGGCGTCCAGTAGGGGAAGCACAGGACGCTCCCCTCCTCAATGTCATTGATCGAGTCGATGCGCGTGCGAAGTCCGAAGTCGATCGTGCAGTAGTTGGGGATGAGGATGGTGTCGGAGTTCGTTCCCGACCGTTCCCGAATCACCATCTTGTAGAGGCGGCTCCAGGCGTTCTTCGTCTGGAACGCCTGCGTCACCGGAAGGCGAGCCCAGTTCGCGTTGTTGATGCCGCCGCCGCCCCTTCCGAGGCAGAAGTTGTTGGGAAGAGGACCCTTCACGAGCCAGTCGTGCGCGCTCGCGGCGTAGACGCCGTTGCCTGGGACGGGGATGCCCGGCCCGATCGTCTTCAACGAGAAGTGCGTCCCGTCGCTGACGGTGACCGCCCAGACCCCGTTCGCTGCCGTGTTCCCGAGGACTCCGCCGATCGTCACCACGTCATCCGTCGCGAGCCCATGCGCGGTCGGTGTCGTGTCGATGACGATGGGGGTCGCGTTCGTAGCGCCCGCGATCTCGACGTAGATCTCGGTGCCGCCGTTGGGGTTGTAGAAGGCGCTCGCGATGGGCCTCGCCGCGAGGTCGTTGCCGTGGTTGTTCCCGGCAGGGATGTTCGGGAACAGGGCGTTGTCGTAGCCCCAAGCCGTCCAGCCGGGCTGTTTCTCGTTGGTGAGGCCCTGGAGAGTCACCGTCTCGATGATGTCCACGCCTCGAGGGGTGCGTCCGTAGACATCGAAGACGAGAGTGGGGTTTGCGCCGATGTCGCCTGCGACATGGAAGGCGAGCCTGCGCGCCCCCGTGATGAAGCTCTCCGGGCTCACCGCGGAATCTGCCTTCGGAGCGCCACGGAAGAAGTAGGTCGCCGGGAGCGAGATCGCCCCGACCTTGATCGCCATAGAGTCGTGCCCGGGCGCCCCAGCCCCGGCGCCCCCTGGCATGTCGGGAAGGCCGCGGATCAGGTAGTCCCCTCCCGGACTCGTCCCCAGCCCGCCCGCGCCAAGCCTTACGCGCGGAGCCGCCATCGTCCAGCCCGTCGTGTTCGCCTGATCGGGCATGAGCGGCATCGGCATATAGTTGTGAGGCCCGACGAACGTCTCGTCCCCGAGACCCTGCCGAAGGATCTCGTGGAGATTTCGGGCGATGATGGGCACGGAGCGATGCCCGAGCTAGCCGGCCGTCTCGATCCCCAAGTCGCCTTGCGCCGTGACCGTCGCGAAGCCAATCTTCATCAGCTTCGGAACCCAAACGCGCCGGATCTCGTTCGTGTCCATCGCGAAGTGCGCGAGCGTGTTCGGGGTCACCTCCGTCGGAGTGAGCGGACCCGGAGCTCCACCGGAAACGTCGCCCAGGGTGAAGCCCGTGGCTTCGTTCGGATCGCAGAGGTTCCCCGCCACCTCATCGCCGGAGAACTTCGTGTTGACTCCGTTCGCGAAGTAGGAACCCTCCACATCGTAGGCTTGGGGGTTCGTGCGAGTAAGGCTCGTCTCGTACTGCGGCCTGAACTGCTGGAGGCGTCCCCGGAGGCGGTTGGGGCCGTACCACTTGAGGAAGTAGGCCCCCGCCTCGAGGAAGACGATCAGATACGTCGTGGCGGCTGCGACCGGGACCCCGACGATGCGGCGGATAGCCTTCGCGCGATCTCCCACGCCAAAGGCTCCGCCCTCTCTCCATCCCTCGAAGTCGCGCCCCATCGCCTTCCAGGTGGTGAGATGCGTGACGGTATCGGTGTCGCGACGCCAGTCGGGGTGAACGCCCGAGGCAGTCGTGCGGCCGTAGTTGAAGTGGAGGAAGCTGAGAGCCATCGGCTAGGCGCGGAAGGCGAGATCGACGATGTTCGACTGGAGGGTCTGAGGAAGCGGGGCGCTCGCGGGGTCGATGAAGACAACCGCGTTCTCGGCAGCGTCCCACCGAATCGCAAAGCCCGATCCGAGCCCGCCGACGAGCGACCCCGCCGCCGGATCGTCGAGGTGAGATCCGAAGTTGACGAGGATCGCCCCGCTGTCGAAGTCGAGCATTCCACCTCGAGCGACGACGACCTCTCCCGTCGCCCCACCCACGCCGTTCCCCACCACGTCAGCGTAGGGGAACTTCGGCTGGCCGAGAGTGATCGTGGTGCCGGAGGTGGCCTTCGCGATGTAGGAGCCGTTCGCGTTCGTGTTGACGAGATGGTTCTGAATGATGATCTGGTCGCCCGTGAAAACGCCGTGCCCCGAGGGGACCGTGAGAACGATCGGGGTCGCGTTCGTCGAGGAGGTGATCGGGACGGTGTATCGCTCCTGACGCGGAGGCCGCCTCGGAGTCCAGGGAACGCCGTGCTTGATCTGCTGGAGGAGACCGAAGTTCGGGGTCGCGTTCCAGGCAGCCGGGACGCCCGGGCCGAGCTGGATCAGGTCCGAAGCCTGGAGGCTCGTCCCGGTCTCGATGCGAAGGAAGTCCACCAGCCCATTGCAGCAATGGTTCGTCGGGAGGTGGTAGGCCGTCGAGATCGTCGTCACGTTCCCGGTGTCCCACGTCTCCACGTACACGTTGTCGAACATGTCGTGGTAACTGATGGTCGCCACGAGACGGCGAGTACCGGCCCCGCCTGAAGACACGAGCGCGATCGTCGGGGTCCTCGGGAACTGGAGAAGGCGCCCCTGCGTGAGCGTCGAGGCCCCGTTCGTGGTCCCGAACCCGCTGTTGAGGATCGTGCGGGGCGTCCCATCGTTCGTGCTGATGAGCCACGCCGAGTTCGTGGCGGGGAAGATGGTGAAGCGGTAGGGGTGCATCCGAAGGAGCCCCCCTGCGCCTCTTTCCGGAATGGGCATGTCTTTCTCGCTTCGGGGCTGTGGGGGAGGGGCGATCCCCTCCCCCGTTGCCCCGTCAGGTTAGATCGAGATGTCCGCGACCTTCGCGGTCTCGCGGATGCCACGCCAGATGGAGCCGCCCGTGCGCGCACGGGAAACCAGGTTCCACGGGAAGATCAGGATGCCCTCGTACTGCGTCCCGGTCTGCGGGACGAGGTGAAGGACGTTGCCGTCCATCCCCGCCCAATGCGGCGGGCCTTGCTGGTTGGGGGCGAGACAGTCCTCCCGGCCGCAATACATGAAGCCGGTCTGCGGCGGGCAGGACCGCGAGAACATGAGATCGACGCCGTCGATGTTCATGCTCTTGAAGTCGATCCCGAGCTTGTCGGCCCGGCTCGTGTCGTTGTACCGCTTGTCCGGGGTGAACAGCGACTCGGCGATCGAGATGGAGACCCCGTGCGATGAGACGAAGCGCGAGGGCTTCTCGCCGAAGCGCCGCACGATCGTCAAGACCATGCGGTGAAACTTCTGAACGTCGAAGGGCGCGGGAGCCGCCGAGTCGTTCAACACGAACCCGGCCCAGTTGTCGGCCGTGGCGACCGTCAGGGGGTTGCCGAGCGTGGTCGCAAACTCGTAGTTGTTCACGTCCGAGAACCAGCGGTAGAGGCCCTCGGGCGCCTTCCCTCCGCTCTGCGTCCCCGCCCCGCAATCGGTGTATTGGCCGACGTTGGCTGCGGCGAGCGCGATTCTCGTTGCGGCCCCAGCCGGGGCGCCGCTGAACCCCGAGAAGACGAGGTAGTCGTTCGCCACCCACGGCGCCGCGACGGTGGAGAAGTTCCCATCGAGCGTCACCGTGTTCGGCGTGACATCGCGGTTGATGCTGACGATCTGCGCGACCCCCGTGCGGAACGTGGGAGTCACCCCAGGCACCGCGGCGGAAACGAGATCGCCGGGCTTCAGGTAGAAAGCGCCCTGCTCGTCGGCGGCGGCAGGCGAGTTCGCCGGTCCGCCCGCGTCCGCGACCGTGATGACGGAGTTCGCCACGTTGGTCGCGTTCGTCGTGAGACGGCAAAGCCGCGCCGAGCCGTCGAGGAAGGAGTAGGTCTGGATGCGGTCCCCGACCTCCTGCGCGCCCTCGAAGACGTAGATCGCCTGCGCCCGCTCCCACGACCCTTCGCGGGAGGCGGAGGCCGCCATCTGCTCCTCGGTCACGTCGAAGTAGAAGAACGTCCTCTTCGTGAAGGACTGGCCCTTGGCGAAGGTGGGGACGTTCGTGTCGGGCATCGGCTCACGCTCCGCCCTGTTACCGACAGCGGAGCGGGGTCCCCTGAGAATCAGCGGGACATCGAGCCCCTGCCCGAAGACATCCAGCGTCGGGGACATGAGGCCAGCGGGCCGAAGGAAGTCCAGCACACGGTTCACCCGGTCGTACATCATCGGGAGCGTCTGCTGGCGCTTGAGCGCGTTGTTGAATGCCGTGATTGCGGGTCCGGCAGATCCAGTCGTCGGCACTATTTCATCTCATTCAGCCTTCGCTTTGTTTGGTGGCTAACGAATCTCGGCTGGTGGTTCCTGTAGATCGGTCAGAGGCCGAAGCGGGCCTTGGTCATCTCGTCGGAGAGCATCCCCGCGAAGGCGTCCTCCTGCTGCTTGTTCGTCATCTTCGAGGGGTCGAAGTTGGGAGGCGGACCTCCCTGGAGACCCGCCGTGAGGATGAGGCGGCGCCCGCCCGGGTCGAGAGCCTCGACGTACTTCTTGCCGATCTCGCCCGAAGCGGCGAGAAACGCCTTGGCCTCGGCTTCGGTGGCGACCTCCAGGCGTTCCCCCGTGCGAAGCGAACGCTCGACTCCAAGGCGCGCGACGGCATCCCCGATCGCCCCCTCGAAGTAGGTGGGGTGGACCCTCAGCGCGATGGGCTTCGCCTCGGCGGTGAGACGGCCGTAGGTCCGATCCATGTCGGCCTTGGCCTCACGCTCGGCCTCCCGAGTCGCGGCAGCCTTGAGGGAGTCGAGGGCTTCCTTGCCCCCGAGGGCCGCGAGCACCTGTGCCGTGATGTCGGGTGTCGAGGGGACGGTGGCGGGAGGGGTCGTCGCCGCGGCGGGGAGCGTAGGAGTCGGGGCCGAGGGCGCGGGGGGTGCGGGGTTGAAGACGCCCTCGAGCCTCGTCAGCACGCCCGGGTCTGCCTTGAAGGTCTCCATGAGTCGGTTGATCCCCAGCGCGAGGCCCGGATTGCGCTCCAACTGCTCGTCGATCCAGCCGTCCGAGTCCGGCGGCGGCGTCGAGGCCGGGGACGCGGGGGCGCCAGCGGCAGGAGTCGGCGGCGCGGCTGCGGGCGGCGTGGCGGTGGGATTCGGTTCCTCGGGCATCGTCTCACCTCACCGGGAAGCCGTGCTCGTCCGTGTTGGGCGGAGGCCCCTCGCGGACATAGCGGGCGTTGACGTTGAAGACCGAGCTCCCGACTCCCGCGGCGTTCGCCGGGAGCGCCGCGCCACAGAAGTTGCAGGGAGGGATGACGCCACGGATCGCGGCTCGCCTGTCGTCCTGACCGGGGCGGAGCCGATGCCAGTTCGGACCCGAGATGAGGTCGATGACTTCCGGCGTCGAGGGGTGTTCGCCCGTGGACCAAGCCGCGACGTGCCCGTTGGGACACTCGATCCAATGAGCGGTCGTCCCCTCGGGGAGCGTGGGCGTGGGGTACTTGATCTCCCTCGCGGGAAGCGTCTGCTTGGCCCCGACTCCAGGCGTCGAGAGGACCCGCCCGTCCTTCGTCTGGACGGTGATGGAGGGGGACCCGACGGTCTCCACGGCCTCGACTCGCTTGGCGAGCGAGTCCACGCTCGCTTTCACCTTCCCCATCTCCGTCCCCATGACGGCGACGATCATGTCCTTGATGACATCGAGTTGCCGAAGCGTCGCCTTCTGCTCGGAGGCGTAGCGATCAGCCCTCTTCCTCATCCACGTCTGTCGAGCCTTCTCGCCTTTTGCGGATAGGCCCGCCGGGGGAAGCGCCTCCGTGGTCTGCGCCGTTGTCTCGTCCATGCTCAACCTTTAGCGGCTGGTGCCGGGGTTTCTACTGCCCCTTGCGGACCGCTGTCAACAGCCATTTCCATAGCCAACTTCAACTGCTCGGCTTGGGCCATCCTGTGCGCCGCATCGTGGCGCAGGATACGGGATTGGGATTCTGGGTCCAAACGCTCCCACTCCGGGGACTTGCGGAAGAGGTCGGTGACGCGGATGTGATCGGGGTGAACGTCGTTGTCGTTGATGGGGACCTCTTGGCCCTGCGTCTGATGGATTGGGTCCCCGATCATCTTGAGGATCTCGCGTTCCTGGAGTTCAACATCCGCCGTCATGGTGCGGACGGCGAGTTCGGAGCCGGGGAGGTTGTACCCCTTGAGGACGATCGCGCGGTCGGCTGGAGTCTGGGGGAGGAGGAAGCCGAACTGAACGAGGTGGTCGATGTGCCCCTTGGCGATCGTCTGCGAAGTCATGGAGTTGGGGACGAGATCGACCTCGAGCCTGACCTTCCGCATGAGGTCGTGCGCGCGGAAGCGGACGAACTCCTCGCCCGACCCCACCGGCAGCGTCCTCTCGTCAACCGCGTGGCGCCGCAGGAGCGAGAGGATGTTCTCGTAGACCTTCACCCAGGACCGCTTGAGACCCTTCAAGATCGGGGAGTGGGTGCGCTGCGTCCCGATCTGCATGATTTCGAGCTGATCGCCCGAGCGGATGTTCTTCTCGGCAGGCCCCCCGGCCCAGGATGCGTGGACCTTCGCGATGCGGTCGAAGTCCGCCATCATCTCCGCGAGCTCGTGGTGAAACTCTGGATCGGGGTTGGGGAAGCCGAAGGCTTCGGGCTTGGTGGCGTTGGCGACATCGCCCTCCCACTCGAGCACGGTTCCCTGCCCGTTCTCCATCCGGTGTTCCTTGAACCGGACCCCCTTCTGCGCGAGCACGCGGGCGGTGTACGCCTTCTGCCTCCACTCGAGGCGGCGGCGCACCGTGTCGTTGATCGCCCGCTGCGGGTGCATGAGGTCATCGACGACCCCCTTCCACCAGAACTGCCCCGGCTGATAGCGGAAGCCGAACTTCACGATGTCGTCGTGATCGCAAGGCCCCACGTCCAGAACGTAGCCCCCGCTCTCGATCCCATGCAGGCCGCGAGCGTTCGGCCCTTGCGGGAGCATGTGAAGTTGCGTGAGCGGGATGTAGTCGGAGTCGAGCCCCGTGTTCTGGTAATCCGAGGTGTAGAAGCCGAGCGACTTGCCGGAGACGCCCGCTCCCATCTGGAGGATCTTTCGCTCCCAGGACTCCTGCCCGTAGAGGGGGAATCCCTTGGCAGAGGGGAGGGAGGCCGCGACTTCCCCGAACATCCCTCGCGCCCCCTCGCGAGAGATCATGTGGAGCCTCGCCCACCAGGGGCAGCGAAGCGGCTCGAGGTCGGTCGCCGCGAAAGGGACGTAGAGTTCGAGCGGCCCCACGACCTGCGCGTCGATGTCGCCGGACTTCATCTGTCGCACGGCGATCTGCCCGTCGGGGGTGGGCTGGACGGTGAGGATGTCCTCCCCGCTCATGGCGTTCCATGAGGTCGTGAGGAAGGAGTTGCCCGTGGTCGCGGCCCACTCGATCGTCTCGTCCCACTTGTCGTCTAGGCGAAGGAGGTGGTGGTAGGCACGAAGGACGTTCGTTACCGCGATGGCGGCGTACTTCGCGTCCAGCGTGTCCTCCATCGGGTACGCCTGGACGATGGGGCGAAACTCCTGCATGAGCCCCACGATCGCATCGACGACGCGCTGGACGTGGTTGCGGGTGAGGTACTGCCTCGACTTCGGGATCGGGATTTCCTGGAGATCGGGATGGTCCCGGGAGACGTAGAGGTCCTGGAATCCGCGGACGAAGGCGAGGTTGAGGAAGATCGAGCGGTTGACGTAGGCTTTCTGCGTCCACAGCAGCGAGTAGCGTCCGTAGCGGCGAACGTAGTCGAGGAAGATCGCCTCAGCCGACCCGGGGGGATAGAGCGCGGCTCCCTTCGGATCCGCTTCGATCTCGGTGGAGGCGATCTGGACCATCTACTAGCCGGGGCGGTTGAACATCGCCGCCGTCTCGGAGTCGGGAAGGGGCTCCTCTTCCCGACGCATGGGGCCACCGTTCTCGCCTGGAGGCGGGAGCGCCACGGTCTCGCTTCGCGTGCGTTCGATGGCGCGGGCGAAGCCGTACTCACGCGAGCTCTTGGACTTCCTCAAGAGGACAAGCCGCTCGATGGTGCGGTCCTTCGAGCGGTTCGAGAGCGCCATCGCCGCGAGAGCGCAGGCCGCGAGAAGGATTCCCGAGAGAAGAACGGCGGTGTCCATGTCTACCTCAAGCGTAGGCGACCCACTCCGGCTCGGCGGCGTCCGTCTCCAGAGACTTCACGCGCTGCGCTTCCTGTTCCCAGATCCAGCTCGAGCGATCCCTCACGATGACGGGGGGTGCCGCGTCCGTCGGGACCGCGATGGGCTTGTCCCCGTACTTCTCGGCCCGCACCGAGCAGGCAATCGCGAGAGCGATGGCGAGGTCGTCGGGGCCATCGGCCGTCCCCATCTTTCCCTCCTCGCTGTAGATCAGGTTCCCGGGGCGGACCTGCTCCCACAACTTCCTGTCGTGGACGGCGATCCCCCACTTCTCGCCTGCAAGACGCATCTGCTCGATCGCGTTGTCGCGGCTGGAGTGGTAGGTGGGGAAGCCGAGTTTGAAGTCGTTTCGAGAGGCGATGTAGGACCCGTAGAGGTTCAACTGCGAGCCCCGAAGTTCCTGGAGTACGGCGATCCCGAAGGTGTTGTTCTCGATGGCGACGATGGGCTTGCCGCCGACATCGCCCCTCGCGTAGAGCATGGCAAGCGAGGCGATGGCGAGGGCAAGCCTATGGGGAGCGAGCCAGCCGTCCAAGACCGCCGCGACGTTCCAGTCCTCCGCGCGAATCACGACGACCGCGCAGGGGTTCCCCCCCTCGACGCCCTCCGAGGGGTCGCACCCGAGGATGAAGCGCCCCTTCGTCCCGGGGGGAAGGTAGTGGCGGGCGACGGCGCGGAGACGGGTCACTAGCCGGAGACGGCGCTGATCCCCTCGGGGGCCTTGGGGTTCGCGGCGTCGATCGACACCTGCGCGGACTCGAGCCCCCGCGAGGGAGCCGAGTTGGTCTCGACAGGGCAGGGCATGATCCCGGAGGGGACGCCCGTCCCGGGCTGCGCGTTGGGGAGGCCCTGAGTCGGCACCGGGGCGGCGGCGTAGGGGTTCGTCGGGTTGATCGCTGCGCTCTTCGAGGGATTGGAAACGTGGTCAGGCTTCATAGGCGTTGGGTTCTACCTCACTCATTCGTAGGTCGCAACGGACAAAGGCTCCATGACGGTCCTCTCCATCTTCTCGCCCGCTTCTTCCGAGAAGAGGCTGGAGCCTTCCAAAGCGTAGATCGTCCCGTGGAGGCGGGCCTCCTCGAGCATCTTGTCGTGCGAGTAGGCTTCCCGCATCCGCTCGTAGTTCTCCGCGCTGATGTAGGGGTTGTCCCGGGTCGTCGCTTCCGAGACGTTGAGGCGGGTGCGTCTGCCCTCCTTGAAGGGCCGGTAGACGCGACGGTTCCACCAGCCAACCGCGGTTGACTTCGGCGGGAAGGTGGCGGCCCCGATGAGGGGGAGCCCTTGGGAAAGGCGCATCTGCATCTCGTCGTAGGCCGCCTCGGGGCAAGGCTCGTCCAAGACCCCGAGCGTGATGCGGGCGGCGGTGAGGGAAAGCGCCTCGCTGCTCGGGCGTCTCCCCTTCGCCTTCAACTTCCTCGCGAGCCCCGAGGTCCCCCGCACGAGGAACTCGCTTCCCGTGTCGAAGACATAGGGCTCTTGCGCGCCCTTCACCTTCGTCGCCCATTGGACGACTTCCTCGGGGTCGATGAAGGGGGCCTGTCCGAGCGTCGTCTTCCCGTAGAACAACTTGTCCTCGACGGAGCCCTTGGCGACGATCGAATCGGGGGCGACGTACCAGACGACCGCGGGCTTCGGCATGTCGCGGTGGTAGGGGCCGGGGACGTAGCCGCGAACGACCGAGGCGATGATCCAAGCGAGGGCTTCCGTCTTCCCCAGCGACCCTCCGCCCGTGAGCCAGGACTCCTTCCCGTTGAGCCACGCTTCGATGAAGTCGCGCTGCGGGGAGCGGGTGAGGCCGTCGGCCTTGTGCTGTGCGCTCGCGCAGTTCTTCCCGGGACCGCACGCGGAACACGCCACCCACGGGCGCCAGTTCACCCACCGCAGGTAGCCCGGGGGATCCTTGCTCACCACGCGAGAAAGGCTCCCGGCTCGGACGTAGGTGGTAAGGAGGGAGAGTTCAGATGATGGATCAGGAGTGAGAAACCGAGCCGGGAGCTTCGATTCAAAGGGCCGTCCTCCCCGGTTACCCGGGGACCCCCCCTACGTTTCGGGTCGAACGGACGCGAGGGAGTTGCGCCGTGTGAGGAGTGGCGAAGGTCGCCGGACGGCTTCATGGACAGGAGACCGTGTGCCCGCTGGTGATTCCGTCCTCGGGGCCACCCTTCCAGTCGAGTCGAGCCCACCAAGGCTGGCCCGGCTTCGAGGGCCAGGTGACCGAGAGCCAGACCTCGCCCCCGACGCGCTTGGCTTGGATCAGGCCGTAGACGGTCTCGCCCGTGGGCGTGAGCCAGTAGGCGTGGAGGGTGAGCGGGTCCGTGGAAGCGAGTGCCTGCGCTTCGATGCGGACCTCGCAGGGGTCCTCCTCGATCCAGGCGGTGACGAAGGGCGTGGTCTGAAAGCGCGGCAGCGGCGTCACGGCTTCGACGGCGAGGAGGCCGAGCGCCGAGCCGAAGAGGAGAGCGATGAGGAGTCGCTTCACTTGAAGAGTTCCGTGTTGACGTACTCCGCTCGCGTGAGACTCCACCAATCCTCGGCGAGCCCCGAGGTGACGTACTCGTAGGGCATCCAGCCGTAGCCGCCCTGCCCCCAGCTCGTCCCCCAGGAGTTGCGGATCAGGAGCGCCCCTGGCTTCCCGCCGATGATCCGCCCGTCGTCGTAGCCGCAGGCGACGACCGCATGCCCGCCCAGCAACGACTCCCACGGTGAGGGGTAGGGGATGTCCATCTTCCCGTCTCCCGGCGAGGGGAAGGAGTCGTAGACCGGGAAGCCGAACATCGAGGGGAAGCCGAGCGAAAGGTGGCGCTTGACGGAGGGGAGGACCTCCGCCAGCGGCTTTCCCGCCGGGTCGTGGCGGTAGTAGCGGACGGTCCGGAAGCGTCCCGCCATCGCGTAGTGCATGGACTTCGGCTCGAGGTCGAAGCGCGCGATGTCGTAGGGGTAGTGAGCCTCGGGTGGCGCCCCGAACAGCACGAGCGCCTTCATGGTGTCGCGCATGTAGGCGCCGGTGTCGCCCGTGACGCCCATGAGGTTTCGAGTCGCCTTGTAGAGAAAGAGGCGGGAGGCGTTGACGAAGGAGCCGTGCGCCCGCTTCTCGTAGTATTCGAGGAGGCCCACCGCGGCGTTCGCCGTGCAGGAGCCAAGGTCGCCTTGATCCTCGATGGGGGCGCACCACGGGCGCAGGTCCACGGTCTTGCCCGCTTCGAGTGGCGCCGACGCTTTCACGGGGAGGATCTGCGGCGAGAAGTCCCGGATGTCCGGGAGGTCGGGGCGCCAGCCGAGACGAGAGCGGCGAGGGTCGCTCAAGGCTGTAAATATCCGATCTCGTCAAAGTTGGTCGAGTTCGCGTACGCGGCCTCTAACGCCGCCGCGCAAGCCTCGATCTTCGTGGAGGTCGCCCGATACGCCGACAGCCCGGGGTAGGCCCAAAGGTTCCCGCCTCGCGGGAAGCGCCCCGTGCCGTCCTGGAGAATCGCGTCCCAGATCATCCCGTCGTCACGGCAGAAGCGGGTGAGTTCCAATCGCGCTTTCTCCGCCGCATTCGCCAGCGCCGGGATCTCCGTCAGGCGGTGAGCCATCGCGAGCGTGCCGGAGACGTGGGACTCCGAGAAGGGGAAGAAGATGTAGGACTGTCCCCCTGGATTGAAGCCGTGGCTCCCATATTTTCCCATTCCCGGCGAGAGGATCGAAAGCGAGTAGAGGGCTCCGTCGGGCGTCGAGAGAGAGGGGAACGACGTGTTGAGCCACGTCGCCCAGGGCACGAGGTTCGAGGAGACTTGAGCCCGATCCGCGTCGTTCCCCGTGAGCCACGCGATCGTCTTGCGTTGGAGCGTGCGGGCCATGTCGCGGCCCTCGCCGTAGCCTCCGCCCGGCTTCGCCCGGAGGCACGCCATCCGCCCCGTCTGCTGCAACTCGTCGTAGATCGAGGGGTCGCCGGTCAGCTCGTAGGCGCGGAGCCGGAAGTTCTCTTCCCTGTGGGCGTCATCGGACCCGCTCCACCCGTTCGATCCCGAGAGATGTTCGTTGTAGTCAGTCTGCTCTCGACGAGGCGGAGAAACCCAGCCGTTGAAGGCGCCAGCGGAAGGCGGTTCGTTCCAGACGGCAATCCGAAAATGATCTGGAGTGCGAGTTCGAGAGAGAGACAGTTGGAGCATCCGATGGATCCCGCGCGGCGAGAGAGCGAGATCGTCCGGGAGCGTCGGCGCTGGCGACCAGTCGGGGTGTCCACCTGTAGAGCCCTCCTGCTGTGTCCAGTAGCCGTGCCCGGTCCACGGCGAGTTCGGACAGTTGCTCAACCAGAAGTCCCGATGCGTCTCCCAATGCCCCCGCGAGAAGTAGCCCTGCTTGTCGGTGAGGACGCCGCGCCTCACGCGGCCGTAGAGCCCGTAGGCCCTCGTCCAGTCCTCGATCGGGGGCTCGGGGTATCCGAAAAGGGGATAGAGCGACGAGGCGTACGCCGCCTCGATTGGCCCCGAAGGATCCGCCCAGGTGAACGCGGTTGCCCACCTCGCTCCATCCCCGATGACTCCGCCAGAGACCGGAAGCCGGAACTCCTGATAGGCCGTCACGGTCTGGATCCCGTGCGCCCAGCCGAAGAGAGGAGCCGCGTAGACGCCCGAGAACCTCACGCGCACGTCAGAGACGGGGAAGGTCGCGGCGCTCGAGCGAATCGGCCAGTCGTTCCCGAGTACGAATACGACTCTGCCGAACCGCTGCCCCGTCCAGGCCGTCGAGTAAAGAGAGAGCGTGAGGCCCGAGGCCGCCGT